TCGTCTGCTTGCCGACAATCCCGGTCTTGGTGCGTACCGTGGGCCGGAGCTTGGCGCTCAGCCGCTGGTAGGCGAGATGGTAGTCACTCTCGAACTGCTCGACAAATGCGAGGTCGATCGTGTTGTCTTGAATGGACATATCTCAATCCTCGAATATGGAAAAACCTGACGTCGGTTCGTCCATCGTCGGGAAGTGAGTTCGTCCGAAAGCCGGGGCTCACCCTGGCAACGATAGGGCCGTTCAGCCTGAGTTTAGACCCGTTCCAAATTGGAAATCAACCGGTTGCCCCGCTGGCGTCGTACTTCTGGCCGGCATAGAAGTCCTCGAACGCCTTCCCCACCTTGCGAATATAGCCGAGATCCTTCTTGGTCGGATGCCAGTACCGAGGGTCGTCGGTCATCTCTTTCAGAGCTTCCTTGGTCAGTCGGGGCTGGCCGGCCCCGTTGCCCTGACCGTCGCCGCTGGCCGCCGGGGCCTGGTTGATAATCGCCTCAATGCTTTGAAAAACCTCGGGATTCTTCAGGGCCGGTGCCAGCTGTTCGTAGCGGCCCGGGAGCTTGGCCTTCAGCTTGCCGGTCACCGCCTGCCAGCGTTCGTCATGGTTCGCGCCCAGGGCTTCCCGCAGGGCCTTCTCGGCCTTGCGCTCCGCCTCGATGCTGGAGACTGCGACATTTTTGACCAGCGCATCGAACTGCGGCTGGGTCATTTTGGCCTCCGCTGCCGCCCGTTTCAGCAGGGCCAGGGCCGGGTCGGACTTCAGCTTTGCGCCGAAATCGTCACCCACGCCCTCGACCTCCGGGGCGTTGATGGCGTACTCGGCGGGGATCGCCTCGGCCTGTTCCTGCGCGATCTGCTGGCGCACCCGGTCCTCGGCCTGGCGCAGGCCTGCCTCGGCATCGGCATAGGATTTGAGCATGGCGCTCAGGTTGAGGCCGCGCTCGGGATGGCGGAACTTGTCCGGTACCTCGATGCTCTCGGGGATTTCGATGTAGACGGATTCGCTGTTCATTCCTTGTCCTCCGGTTTCGGTAGTCTGTTTTCTCCCGCCTGGATCCGCTGATCGATGATGGCCACGATGAACCGCATACCCTCGCGGTACATCAGGAAATCCCGATCGAGCTGGTCCGGCGGGGTGATCTCGTTGATGGATATGTTCTTCAGGTAGGTCAGGACCGTGGCGCCGGCCTGGCTGCCGAAGGTGATGCGGAAGGCATCGTTGATTTCGCGTTCGACTTTGTTGCTGCGATGGTGCCGGTCAGGCGGTGTGTAGGTCATGGCTGTCCTTGTGGCGGTTGCATGGCGCTGACGATCTGCTGCATGGCGGCTTCCCGCTCATCCTCGTCGGTGAGCAAGTCCTCGGGGATCTCGAGGCGGGACGCCAGGTATCCGGCTGTCTCCTGCTCCTTGAGGAAGGCCGGGGCGGCCACGTTGTAGATCCCGGCCAGCACCGAGTAGAACTGCTGGAGATTGTAGACCTCCTCCATCCTCTGCGCCCGGGCCAGCGGCGAACGGCTGATGATCTGCACATCCTTGCCATTGCGCTTGGGGAGCTGGACCAGGCCGCGTTCCTTGAGGATATACACCACCCGGTCGATCAGGGGTTCGATGTACTCGTTCATCAGGCGAGCGAACGGCGAGGAGATCCGTCCGGCCTGGTTGCTGGAACGCTCGGTGATCTCGGTGGCCGAGCGCGGCGTCTTGGCCGAGTCGGGACCGAAGTCCATGGCGAACATGGTCCGCCGGATCTGGCTGCGCAGCTGATCCAGCAGAAGCTGGCTGATGTCGAAGCGGGCCGGGCTGGTCAGGGGTTCGAGGCCGCGGCTGTCCGGATCCCGGGGGAACACCGTGCCGGGCACCAGGCGGATGGTATTGACGTTGATGACGCCATCGTCATCGGCCTGCCACATGCCGGAGATCGCCATCTCGGCATTTTCCAGTACGAGCTGGGTGGCGAGATTGGCGGTGCGGGCATCGGGCAGGGCCAGGTAGGCCGGGCCGCGCCCGTATGCTTCCAGCGGCGTGGTCATCCAGCGGACCACGATCCGGGGGTTCGAGCCCTGCCCGGTGTAGGTGGTCTGCCATGCCGGCGCGCTGAGATCGCTCTGGTCGCCCTGGACGCACACCGCCCGGTGATGGACCTCATCATCCAGCTTGTCCCAATCCCGGTAGATGGCGTCAACCACCGTGGCCAGCTTGTCCTCGGGCAGCCCTCTGGGCAGGGTGGCATCGGGATACATGACCCGGATCGCGGTGGGTGTGGCCGAGAACTTCCGGTAGGTCTGATCCACCTTGCCGTCCGGCCCCAGGCCAAGGTAGCACTGGGTCTGCGGCAGGGTGGAGAAGGCCAGCACCCGGGCCGGATCACGGTTCTCGTTGATCTCGAGGACCGAGTAGCCGACACTCAGATCCAGCATCAGCTCATGGTTGGCGGACTGGAAGTTGCTGGACTGGATGACGTTGAACACATAGCGGGTGACGCTATCCATCTGCCGGCGCACTTCGCTGAGCTTCTTCTTGTCGTTCTCCAGATCGTTGATGGCGCGAGGCCCGGGCTCAAGACGGAACCACTCGCTGAAGTTGGGCGTCAGGCCGAAGGCCATGCGGGATGCGAACTCGTTGGTGGCATCCATCAGGGTCGAGTCGAAGATATTCGAAGCGCGCTGCTGGCCCTGAGTCTCGCTGAAGAATCCCTGCCGGCCCGGGAAGGCCAGATCGTAGATCTTGTCCCAGGTGCCTTCCCATGTCTGGCGATCTGCGACCGCTTTCTGGAATCGTCCGGCCAGCTTTACAGGGTCGAGAATAGCCATGACGGCCTCCGTGACGTGGCCGGGCCCAGGGCGTCCGGCTGGATGGTGGACCCGGATGCCTGCGCGGCGGGCAGATCAGAAGCCAGCGCGTCATCGCTGACCGAGCGGCCCCGTGGCGCGAAGCCCGAGCCCATCAGGGACCGGTAGCCGATCTCGCCCTGACGCATCCGCGAGATGAAGTTATAGGTCCGCGCTTCCTGCTGGAGCCGGGTCTTCTCGGCGTCCAGGATCCATTGCCACATGGGATTCTGCTGGCGGTCGGCCAGCACCTGAAGCAGTCCGGCATTGGCGATCAGCATTACATGCGCCCTCGATAGTCGCGGCGGCCCAGCGCTGAAGGACGGTTATAGACGTCATACGGCACCCGGGCGACCACCGGCTCAGCCGGACTGGCGCGCCTGCGCCGGGTCGGGCCGCGGCCGGCACCCAATACAGCATACTGCAAAGCATCGTGGGGATGCGAGTATTCATTCTTCATAGGCGTGTCCTCGTAGCTTTCCTCCAGCCCGGTCCGCCGCTTGTACCGGTAGCCGTTGGAGAATCCGGCCCGGAGCTTTTCGCAGCGGGGATGGACACGCAGGGCCGGGACGCCGTTGACCACGCGGCTCAGGAGATTGGTCACGCCCTCCACCCGGATCAGCGGATCGTTGGTGTAGGTAGGCCGCGCATGGATGCCGCAGTCTTTCAGGATCTTGAAGGTGCTGCGCCCCTTGGGATCGAACGAGGAGCGGGAGTCGCCAGCCGGATCGCCCCAGAACTCCAGCTCCATGGTCTTTTCCAGCCGCCGTTCCCACTCGAACAGGCGCCGGGCGATCTCCTCGGCAAACGCCTCGATGCTCATATCCACGAAGCAGAGCTCGTCGAACACATCGAAGGGGCCGCGCTCATCGCTCTGGCAGAACATGGCGGCAGGCGTCAGGCCAAAGTCCATGCCCACAAGGATCGGCAGATGGGGGTTGATGTCGAACTCGACGGTGTGGAAGTCGTCGTTCCAGCCTGGGTAAACCGGCTTGCCCTGAACATCATCACCGAGTTGGTTGGCGCAGTAGACCCGGATCCATTGCGGCGTCTTGCCCTGGATGATCCGGTCATAGTAGCCGGGCGTCAGGTTGGCAAGGTTCTCGGCCTGCTCGTTGAGCTCCCAGCCGCTACAGAATCCGCGGTCATCGCGCTGCTCGATCATGGCCGGGGGCTGGTTGAAGAAGCGCCAGTCAGGCGGCTTGACCATGGTGCGCGCCTGCTCCTCGGTGTAGTACTTCGGCACCGGCGCCTCGCCAGAGATGATCGGCCACCAGTGCTCGGCCTTGGGCGGGTTGGTGTCCGCGATGATGTAAGGCCGGGTGGGGCCGCCATCCATCATCCGGGGGAAGCGGCCGACACGCATGGTCATGGCATCGATGATGGATTTCGGGAGCTGCCGCGCCTCGTTAGCCCAGCCGTTGGTAACTTCGAGCGACAGCAGCTTGGCGACATCTTCCTCGCGGTCCAGCGCCAGGAAGATCACGTCCCATTCCACATCCCCGAAGCGGATGTAGTGAGTGTAGGGCGGGGTCCACACAAAGCGGCCGAAGTACCGCTCGGGGAACCATTGCAGCCAGGTCTCGATGGTGGTGGTCTTGAGTTCCGGGTAGGTGTTGCGAACCACCATGGTCTTGGTGTGGCGCTTGCCGTCAGGACCAGGTTGCTGCACGGACGTGGCGTAGTGGGCCAGATCCATGCAACAGGCGGTGGACTTGCCTGAGCCTACCGGCCCGCGGATCCCCCGGAAGAATCCGTCATCCAGCATGAAAGCCCGGGCCACATCGCCGGGCGGCTCATACTGGATCTTGATCTCGGGCAATTACTTCGTCGTCTTGACGGTGACCTTTGGCGCTGCCTCGGGAATCACCGGACCGGCTGCCGCGTTCTCATGCTCGGCCTTCTGCTCGGCCTTCTTCTTGTTGGCCGTCACCTGGGCGACCTTCTTCTTGCGCGCCGCTTCCTTCTCGGCCAGCTGGATCGCCTCGCGGTACTCGGCTCTCTGGTTGACCTGCTTCACGGCCTGGATCGTTTCTTGCATGAACTCGCGGATGCGGAGCATTTCATTCGAATCTTCCGATGCCTCCATGATCTTCAGCTCGGCCATCAGGTTCGCGGCCAGCTCCTTGATCTCTGCCTTCATGGTCAGTCCTCCTTGCAGTAACGGGAATCGGGGTAGTCGGAGCAGAGATCGTTGAGCAAGTGCTCGAGATCGCGCCGGACCTCAGTTTCCCAAACGGGGTCGCCGTCCAGCTCGGCCAGGCGCAGATCCTTGCGGAGATCGCGGACCTCGGCTTCCATGTAGTTCTGCTCGAAGCTGCCGAAGTCGGAAGCATGGAGATAGCGGGCATCCATGACAAACGCGGCACCCAGGATCACAGTCAGGGCGCTGACCAGCCCGGCGATCTGCTTGATGTCCATCAGAATATAGCCGTCCCCAAAAGAAAAACGGCCAGCCCCCACACCAGGAGATGACCGATCGTGTAAGCAAACACACGGAAGAACTCAACGACAAGATCCATGCTGCGGTGCCCCATGCCAGACAGCCATAGACGCCAGCCATAATGCCTCGGTCCGCGCAGGAATACCAGCTTCCACTTCCACAGGACTTCCCGGTACTGAGGCCATTCCTGTTCCCACAGCTCGTAGACGTTCCAGCTAAACAGCTTGATCTTCATGGCGTACCTCTACCGATGGTGTCTCAAGGGTCAGGGTATCACCCTCATACAGCAACTGACGTCCGCCGCCCTCGAGCTCAAGCTCCGTTGCATAACCATCAGCATCAACACAGGTGGCGATCACATCGAGCTCAGCATACTGGTAAGTAAGCGTTCGCAGGGTAATCCGGTAAGAGATCTTCATATCAGTCTCCTCAGCATGGTGGTCACCCCGAAAGATAGCACGCTTGTCGATCAGTTTCGCAGGGAAACGACCAACAAGGGGTTTTGTTGCTCACAGGTTTCAATCAAAAAATATCCCCACTGTAAAGCGCACCGACATTTAGAACGAGTCTAAATTGGGATGTAACCTGCTGTCTGCAAAGGGAGAGAAAGAAAATCCTTGACA